CGAGTCGGACGCGCGCCCCACCGTCGTCCGTCAACGTCCAGTCGATCAGGTACGACGCGACGACGGCGAGTCCCGTCTGTAACGTGTCGACTTGCATCGGCGTGACGCCCGCCTTATACATGCGCGCGAACATGGCGCGACGTTCGCCGTTGGTCAACCGTTTGCGGATCGTGATCGTGTCGCCGCCCGAAATCGACAACGTCACGGTTTCGGGTCGAACAAATCTAGACATACGGGATCCCTACTGTTCGGGGGGTCCAAGTTTCGCCAGGATCGCGGACTCGCCGACCTGTAAATCCAGGACGGGCCAGCACCAACGCCCGCCGATGCGCGGCGCCGTGAACAACAACGGGCGTTGCCGGATTTGGAATTTGTCGACGCGTCCCAGGGTCGCGGTCAGTTTCCAGACGCCGTCGCCGCCCGCGGCAGTCGTTTCCAGGTTGACCGCCCAGGTTGTCAGGTCGGCGGCGGTTCGGTACCCCCAGGTCAACGACCCGCCGCGCCCGCGGAATGCTAGCGAACGAAACACGACGCGCCCGTGTTACCGCGTCAGGGTCCAACCGCCATCGTCCACGGACCCGCCGCGGAAAACGATCCCGATACCGCGGGGGCGCCTTCCACCGTGCAATCAATGTCGGCGTCGAGGTAGGCGAGTCCCGACCAATGGAACGCGGTTTCCGTCGAATTCGGAACGAGTTTCAACATGCCGGGGACTTCCGCATCCGTCGCGGCGAACAGGATCGGCGACGCGGTCGGATCGGAGTTCCAGAACCCCGACACCGTGCCCGATACGTCCTTCAACCCGGGGACGTAGACTTTGTTGGCATCGCCGAAACACGTCACGTCCTGTTTGTTGGTTTTGAACGAGGCTTTCCACTTGTTCAACGACACGACGACGACGGGCGTAACGCCCAACGGGTCGTACAACACTTCCCCGTACCGCCCTGTTTTGATCATGATCGGTTCCCTTTCCTACCCGATGCGCCCGTCGGCGCGAACCCTACGTGATAGACGCCGCCCCGGTGATACCAACGCAACGACTGATTTTCCCCGTCCACTTCGGGATAGTTGATGACTTCGGTTCGATACGTCGTCATCCATTCGTACCCCGCGACGACGAACGGTTGATCTTCTAAGACCTGATCGATGCGATACGCCGCCGCGCGCATGTCGTCGATCGCGGGCAACCGCGCGTCGAGTCCAACTGCCTTGACGATGTAGTCCCCGTATTCGATCGCGCGCCGACCGAATTCCGCGACGTCGTGCGACCCGCGCAGGGCGACCGTGACGTAGCGGGTTGCCCCCTTCGCGGCGAGTTCGTAATAGACGCCGTTGGGCATCAACGCCAGGAGTTCGGCATCCGACCCCAATAGCGCGATCAATCCGTTGATGATCAACGACGAATCGGACACGGTCGGCGCGGCGCGCAGTGTCGGCATTAGTCGCCGCCCCCCGACACGTCGAGTCCCGCCCGCGTCAACAGGTCGACGAAATCCCCGTCCATGTCGCGCCGTTCCCGGATGAGTTCCGGTAGGAACCCGCGGTCGGGCGGCGCGGCGGGCATTTGCCCGCGGTTGGCGCCGTTGAATGACCGCGCGCCCGCCGTCCCGAATTCGTAGAGTTTCGCGTGATAGGCGCGCGACTGCACTTCGACGCCCGCGTAAAACCGCCCCGTGCCCGACAGGGTCCGCGTGCGAACGCCCGCGCGCAGGTTGCCCCCTTCATGGGTTTTCGTCGAGGGACCGACCGGATACCCCATTTGAATATTCGCGGCGGCGCGATCGCCGTGCGACAACACGATCGTTTTTGCCTCGCCCGTCAGGTCGTCGGGCAAATTCCGCAACGCGGCGCGGAGTTCGTCCAACCCGGCAAACGACAGGCGTACTTCACTCATGTCGGCGCCACTTCTGAACAGCCGACGATCAATTCCACATGGCGGCGCCGATGATCGTCGACCGCGACGACGAACAACGCGTGCCCGTCCTGATCGATCAACCGCGACGCCGTCGTGATGTCGGGGCGATACGGACCCGTGACCATGACGGAGACTTGCGTCAGGACGCCCGACGACTTCGTCCGTTCCTGATCGCCCGACGCGGCGGGCATGATGTCGACAAACCAATCCGGCGGCGTCGCGTTGATCCAGGGGTCGACCGCGGGATACCCGTCGACGACGCGCGGCGGCGGCGGGTTCTGGACCGTGACGCGATGATAGACACGGCGTCCACTGGCGATCGGGGATCGGTTCAGCATCGCATCACGCCAGGGCGGGATCCCGTTTCCGCCGCAATAGGTTGGTAATCGTCGGCGACAGTTGCGAAATATCTAGATCGTGTTCCGGTCCTTCCTTGAATTGGTCGTCGCCGCGGAACCGCCACAATTCCGCAAATTCCAACAAAATCGCCGCCTGGATCACGGGGTCGATCGACGGCGGGTCGCCGGGATAGATCAACGGGTTGACGACAGGCGGTCCCCCCTTGATGTAGTCCAGGATGATCGCTTCCGCCTGATCTAATTTCAGTTGCAAATCCGCTTGGCGCGGGTCGGGCGGATCGGTGTCGATCACGATCGGCAACTGCACATGCGCGATCGCCTGTTGAATCGTCACGTAGGTTGCCATTAGCGCGCCCGCCGTGCGTCATACACTTGTTCCCAATCGCGCCCAGGCGGTCCCGACGGACCCGTCGCGCCGTCCTTCCCCGGGTTCCCCCGTTTGACGATCAGGGACCACGCCGCCCCCGTCCCGGGTTTCGCCGTCGTCGTCGGCGCGTCGCAATGCCACATGGACCCGTCCCACGTCACGACGGACCCGCGCGTATAGATTGCCCCGGACGTCCAGACCTTCCGGTACCGCATGATCGGGAACGTCACGGGGAACACTTTCACCCGGTCGCCCTGGGCGAACCGTAGGGCGATTGTCCCCTCGCCGTCGTCGTCGACCGCCAGGGCGTCGAACCCCAACCCGTCGGCGCCGTCCTTCCCGGGGGCGCCGTCGGCGCCGTGTGCCCCAGGCACGCCGGGAACGGGCGGGCGGGACTCTAACGCCGCGATCCGTTCCCGTGTCGCGCCCAGGGCGTCAGGGACGGTCGCCAACGCCCCGACACGCGTGTCCAGGATGGCGACCCGTTCCAGGATCGGGGCGATGACGCGGGCGACGATCCCGGGGATGTCGCGGGCGTCGAGTTCGACGACGCGATCGTGGTCGACCGCGGCGGCGGCGGCGACGTCCTGGACGCGCCCGCCGACGGTCGACAACGCGGTTTCGATCGCGTCCAACCGTTTCGCCAGGGGCGCGATCGCCCGGTCGACGGCGTCCAACATCGCGGCGGCGACGACGTCCACGTCGATCACGCCGCCCACCGTCGCCGCGCGCCCCGCGCAATCGCCGCCGCGATCCCGTGCGTCAGATTCGGATCCGGGGCGGGATCCTGAACCGTCCCAGGCGGCGGGACCGCGGCGGGCGGCGGCGCGGGTTTTTTGGCGAACGGATCCCCGGCATCGCGTTTCGCCAGGGCGTCAAGGGAGTAATACTGTTGTTGCACCATCGGCGAGTCGCCCCCCTTCGCGGGTCCGACGCCGAAATACTTTTGCCGTGCCTCGTTCGGCGACAACGTCCCCGCCGCCTTTGCCGCCGCCTCACTCCGCGTCTTCGTATCCATCCAGATCAGATCGTCAATATCGAATTCGGTCCCGTACTGGATCGTCCCCTGGGCGCCCGTGATCGGGTTCAGGATCCCCAACCCGTCGTCCAACGACGTTTCTAACGCCGTGATCAACGACTGCAAACATTGCGAGTAGTACAACTGGACGAGGGGTTCGACGTTGGCGTACGGGGGCGGCGACCCGATCCCGATCATGTAGGGGGCAACGTGGAAACACGCGCACACGTTATCCGCCGTCCACTTCAATTGGTCGATCAACTGCGCGTCGACCGCCGACATGGACATTTGTTCGTATTTGAGTCCGTCGCCCAGGACGGCGACTTTCCCGACGTTGGCGCCCGTGAAATTCGCGTCCCAATACGCTTTCAGTTTTTGCGCGGTCGCATCGGAAATCGCGCCCGGGGCGAGTAACAACCCGCCGGGATGCGACCCGTTGGCAAACAACATCGTCGAATTGTTTTGGATCTTGAGTCCCTGATAGGCGGCGAGTCCGCACGCGTAGATCGGCG